ATGGCAAAAACAGTTAAACCACTCACTGTCACAGAGATAAATAATGCTAAAGCAAAGGAAAAAGACTACTATCTATCCGATGGGCATGGACTACTTCTTTTTATAAGAAAAAATAGCTCGAAAAAAATATGGCGTTTTCAGTATTACAAACCTTTTTCTAAAAAAAGAACCATCATAAGCTTAGGTAGTTATCCAGAATTATCTTTAGCGGCAGCTAGACAAAAACGTGATGAATACCGCTCTTTACTTGCTCAAGATATAGACCCACAGGATCATGTTTTTGAGGCGTCTCAGAAAAAATTACAAGAAAAAGAATTTACACTAGCTGCAATAGCAAAGAGTTGGCTTAGGCTCAGAGAAAATGAAGTTAAAGCAGGAAAGCTAAAACAAGATACATTTGATGATATAAAAGATAGGCTACAGCGCCACTTATTAGATGTAGTGGGCCACTACTCTATCTATGACATATCCGCACCACTCATGATCTCGAAATTACGCGGCTTGGAAAAAGAGGGTAAGTTAGACACGCTACATCGTATTATTGGTTATCTGAATAATATTATGATTCACGCGGTCAATAGTTCAATTATACCAAGCAATCCAACGGCTGATATAGGGAAAGTGTTTATTAAACCGGTTCATGATAATAATCCATCTATTCTTTTTGATGAGCTACCAGAATTCTTCGAAACACTAAGAAACTCCAAAATAACATTAGAAACACGGTGTGCTATTGAGCTTACTCTACTCACCGCAATGAGAGTAGGTTCAATAGTTCAAATGGAATGGAGTGAAATAGATTGGGAAAACGAACTATGGGAAGTGCCAAAACATAAAATGAAAGGAAGAATCGGCAAAGTACAAGACTTTATTTGTCCATTATCAAAGCAGTCCCTTGCTATACTTAAAACAATGAAGAAAATTAGTGGACATAGACAATATGTTTTTCCAGGTGTACAAAATGTTCACGAACATATGAGTAGAGATACGCCAAATAAAGCAATTAAGCGTATCGGGTATCAAAATAAACTCACAGCACATGGCTTACGCTCTGTGTTCAGTACTGAGATGAATGAAAGAGAATTTAATGCAGATATTATTGAAGTATGTCTTGCCCATTTTGAATATTCGACAGTTCGCGGCACATACAATAAAGCAAAATATCTAACACAAAGAAAAGAATATATGCAGAAATGGGGCGATCTTGTTGAAAAGCAGTCAAAAGGAAATGCGATGTTTGATGAATAAAAGGGCTAAACGCCCTTTTTCATTATCAAACTTCGCTAAACTCTCTCGGTAGTTGCCGTCTTTCTAACTCCGAGATGTATGCTTGCTTGCAATGATCCTTTTGCCAGAAAAATAACTTATTAATTGCAGCGTGGAAGAATTTCCATTTCTTTTTCGGGCTTTTCGTAAGTACCGCCCCTCGATATGCTCGACTTGAGAGCGTTTCGTCTGGACTTCCCCAAGTTAACGCGTTAAATAGCTGATCTAAGGCGATCGCAACGTTTAGCCAATATTTACTCTTCTTCATAGTTAGCACTCCAGCCAGTTGAGAAATCATAATTAAGCGGCTCTGCTGATTTCATCATTTCCGCGCGATGTTTTTCTGCATTAATGTGATCGGCATTTTCATCAACGACCATTTGTAGAAAAATTTCATTGAGTAAAGTGCGGTTCATTTTGATGAAAGAATTGTCGTAGCACTTCCAATCAATTTCACCAAGTGAATCAATCACTTTATCTAAGCCAAGATACTTAGTCTTTTCTTCCTCGCCAGTTTGAAACCACTTGCCGACTCGAGCGATATACACCCCGCCCAAGCCATTTTCATAGCGTTTTTTCTTGATTTTTTCCCACATCTCGTCTTGCTGTTCTGCGAGACGTTGAGCTTGTTTTTCTTCATCTACAACCCACTCGTTACCGTTCCACATATGTAATTCTGTCGGCTGTTTAGCAACTAAGATATACTGTTTTTGAAACTGAATAAGCTGTTTGTTATCAAGCTCTGATTCGTTTTCTACTTCTATTTCTACAAAATCATTTAGGTTTTGTGGTTCTGGAAAAATTTGATACTGACTTAAGTCCGTTTTTAAAAAATAAACTTTCATATTAATTACTCGCTGTGATTGCTTTTAAGTAAAAACCTGATGAGTCGGTTATTTTGATTTGTGTTTCATTCACAACTTCAATCTTAAGATTACGCCAGCCACCTTCAAAGTAGCCTGCATACATGAACCGTTTTTGCTGTACTTCCGAGATTTTACTATCGACATAACATGACAGTGTTGCTACGTCATTGTTATTCAGGGTGCTATTAACTGATGGCTGTAAATAAAAAACGAGGTTTTTATTTATAATGCTTTCTGAAAGTGTTAAAAGACTATTTCCTGCTGTTGCGTTTCCCTGCCAGATTTTTCGCGTCTTAGCGTTGCTTTGTAACTTATTTTGAAGTTGGCTAACTTGCTGTCCAATCTGTTGTATATTTTGTTGATTCTGCTTTGATGAGTTTTCCAGTTGCTGAATTCTAACGTCCGCTTGTTGCAGATTCTGCGCAAGCGTTCCTGCATCTAAAGATCCTGCATTTTCAACTACACCAAACGCCTTAATCCAGAATTGCACGTCGTCAAATGTATTTTTAGCTTTAATACAGAGCTTTAAAACGATTGACTTCGGTCTTGTTTCAGCACCGCCAGTAGCCATCGGGCTATCCAACAGCGGATGCATAAATCCATTATCTTGCAAGTTATCATCGGTAATAGTGGTGGTTCTTAATCTTGAATCTAAGATTGTTTTTGTTTTATCATAGAAAACGCTACTATCCTGTGAGTCAATCCAGTACGATCTGACTTTATGAACGTGTTTTTTAATTTCATCACTTTGCGTCTGCCCTACATCTAATCCATTCCCAGCATTACGAATAAATCTATCATCAGCAAGCGGTACATTTGAAATAGAACCATATTTATGAACAAGATATTGATATAACTCTGGATATTTCTGCTGCGTTACTGTATTTCTGATGCTATCAAATGCAATCCATCCGTCGGGTATTGCATCTGTTGTAAAATACGCTGTCATACCAACATCAGAACGAGTAAGGTTTGGCAATCTATTGCTATTTCCGTTTACAGCGTATAAATCTGGGTATGTTGCTTGATTAAACGTCGTGCCGTTTGCTTTTAAAAATCCCGTTGGCGTAATGTTTTTGGGGAATGAAACAATTGATCCAACTGGTAAGCCGTCACTAGTAACAAGTTTCCATTCGCTCCACGCCCCGCTAAAATCGGTCCTATTTCTTATATAAATTCGTTTAGTTTTATGCGTTGTATATTCTTGCATCAACATATAAGCAGACGGCTTAACAACTAACGAGCCAGCTTCAGTTAACGGATAATTTTTATTGCGTTCAGCTCTTGCAGTCAGTCTTTGTGAATAAAAGCCGGGCGTTGTCACGTTGTTTAAGTCTTCAGTCGTGAGATATTTCACAACAAAATCCGTAATGCCATATCCGGAAAGTGTTGTTGCTGGACTTTGCTTTTCATTTGCTAAGTCATACGCGTCTTTCACTGCTTTTGAGCTTGCGAATGTCGTTTCACTGTCACTATTTGTTGCAGACGACGGCACAGGCTTATTGCGTAAAGCGTTATAATCGACGGGTAACTTGTACTCTGTCGCCATCGGCACCCACTGCGTGCCACTATACTCCTCAAATATTTTACTTGTTGGATTCCAACGCTTAGCTTTCAACGGAATATTTGTATGTGATCCGCCGTCAAGAAATGATAAAGCCGCATTAATTGCGGCTTTAATCTCATTTGGGAATTGCGTGTAATGACTATCTACTGTCGGCTTGTTAAAATCTGCCATTGTTTACTCCTTTTTATACCCCTTTAACAACCCATCCGACCTTACCGCTTACGCGATTTCCATTCTTGTCGAATAAGAAAACGTAGAATCCTTTTGGTCGCGGCTCATCTTTAAAGTCTGATGTTGCAAAAAGTGGTTGTTTAGATTGTGGTGTGAGAACAGGAATTGACGCATCGATAAACTCCGTAGAAAAGCTTACCCACGTTCCATTCACATCGCTTGCGTTAGCTTGCACTGTTCCGCCATCGGTTTTCTGTTTCTGATCGAGCTTCAAATTCAATTGCTCAATAACAACAGGTTGTCGTGCATTGCTTACTGTGATTCTGAATTTCAAATATCTGAAATTCGTCTCATACACAGACGCTTGATTGTGTTCACGCCAGCTATCACCCTCATTTTGCTTTACTGCGATGTAGTAGCTAATATCATAATTACCTGCACTCACAATTTTTGGGGTGAGTGAGATCTTTGACGAAGCTAATACTGTACCGTAATCCATCTCTTCTTCGTAATAACCACTTATTGCTGTTGGTTGAAGATAAATCGGGAATCCAGCATTGATTTGCGATTGTGGTGTCGTGAAGTTATTAGATTGAAAGTGTTGCTTCCACGTCTCGTTTTTGATCGGAAGATAAAGTTTACCGTCAATCTTATCTGATCCGTTTTTTACTCCGTCGTATTCGCTGTTGTGGTCGTATTTCAGTATGTAATCAGGCGGTTGTGCAACATTCGCATGCGTGAACTGAGGCTCGCCGCGATTTCCTGCGCTATCTACACCGACGATCCAGTATTTGTACAATCCACCAACGGTTTCGAATTGCGGAAACGCTAGTCCATCAATGTTGGTAATGAACTCGGCAGTGTCGAACGTGTCACCTTTTTTCAGCTCGTAATAGACTATCGGCAATGTTGCTTTCGCACTTTGCCATCTCAACATGACGTAGTTATCAATAACTTGTTGAGAAATGCTAACTTGTGTCGGTTGATGAATGATCAACTGCGCTTGCGCCGATGCACTTCGATTTTCACCAAGATCGATTGCTGTCACTTTGAACGTCTTGTTACCGCTAAAATCCGCTTTGAACTTAAACGAGGTACTTTTCACTAACGCTAGCACTTCATCATCTTTTTTCACTTCGTAAAGCTCTGTCGAGAATGAATTGTTTTGCGTTTCATTCCATGTCAGCAATACTTCATCGCCGACAATTTCGGCGTTTAGATTGATAACTTCACCGCTTGAAATAGTGAATTGAATTTCTGTTGGCGTTTCAGATCTCACTTCTGATGAATCAACCGCACTTAGCCAGTATTTATGATTGCCAGCTTGAATAAAACCGAGATTAAACTCATTAGCTTTGATCTTCGCAACAAGTTGCGCTGATTCATAAGTGTCACCTTTTTTAATCTCATAATACTCAAGATCGATGTCGGGTGACAAATCCCAAACCAAGAACACACCTTCTTGCGTCACCACTTTGTGATGCAGGTTAGTAACATTGTGTGGTGGACGTAGCTTACCGATTGGCTCGTATATTGTTACAGGATCATCATGTGACCATACACCCAAAACGTTACTTGTTTTGATCCGAATCTGATAAGCAATGCCATCTCTAACATTTGGAATGTCTACAGATGTTAGTGTTGTCGGCTCTAACTGCTGCCAATTGTCATTACCTGCGCGATACTCAACTTGATAACGCGATGTGAGCGAGGTTGCAGGCTCGTAACTTACAACGATCTTAGTTTGAATACTACCACCCAGTCCACGATAGATTTCATCACTGATTACGACATTTTTAACGCCTGTTTCTAGCGTATTGTTCGTTGTATCGTATTCAATCAGGTTCTCACCATTTTCAATATGTGAAAATTTTGACGGATTGTAACTTAATGCACTGATGGTATAAGTGCCACTCTCACCCTCTGCTACTGCAACAACACGATAAAGCTCAGGCTCAATGTCACTACTTGCAATGATCCACGTACTATCTTCTGTTACAGAAGTGAACGCTGGATTGATGTTAATTTCTGTTAAACTGCCACGTTGTGTAATGTTGCGTTGTTCAAGTTTACCCTCTTCATTCACAATGCTGATTGTTGAGGCTTTGGTAATTTCAACCGCTGCATCAAGAATGATTTGATTAACTGTTGAGCCAGTTTTAACGCGGCCACCTCGTCTTTCACCTGCACGATGAACGTCTGATACTTGAATCACCTCACCAGGAACAGGAATTGCACCATCTTGACCGCACGAGAACGTTACTACTTCACTTTCGTGTTGCTCTGTATAGAGTAGCCATTTACCGAGACGTCTCGCTTGTCCGCGTGAAGTGCAGCCAAATGCGACAACTTCTGTTTGTGAAATATAGCCCATCTTTATAATGGCATCGGCATCTTCAATATACTCAACGGATTGCTTATAGAATTTTTTAGGATCGTTCCATGTAACAAGTGCGACATTATGTCGCGTTTTAATATTTGAACCAGAACGACTAAACTGGCCATCTACAACGTTCGTGTTGTTGAACTGATACATCGGCTCTTTCGGTGAATCTTGAACAAGTATTTGCGTGCCACTTGCCCAGTAGCTCATTGCACGAAAGACTGACGTCAGATCGCGTAGTAATTTAATTGCTTCTTGTCGAGTCTGTATATACGCATTGCATGTAAAGCGTGGCTCATATCCACCAAAACCGTCAGGCACTAATTCATCACAATATTTAGCAATCTGATACATCGACCATTTGTCGAGCATATCTTCTTTGATGTACTCACCTGCGCCATATTCTTCGTTAGTGAGTAAATCAAAATAGATCCAAACTGGATTATTTGAATATTTAACAGCAAATGTGCCGTCCCAGTCGCCTGTATATAAGCGCGTGATTGGATCGTAATTTGACGGCACTTTTAACTTAATTCCACGACAGTGATAGCCTCGTGCAGGTATTGAGCTAAATTGTTCGGCATCAATTTGTACGCCAACATACGCAACACCTGGATATGTTAATTTTTCCTCAAATACTGTTGTTAATTTTGAAAAAATCGTTTTGTTTTGCAGCGTTTGACTCTCAGAGTCTTCCGTTAAACGCGTTACACGCACACTCCATGGCGACTCGCCAGTCAGTCTAAAACTGTGCTCTCTGTTGTATGATGATGTTGTTTTGCCATCAATGACAATTTTACCTGCATCAATCCATTGACTACCATTTGCCTGATACTCAACTTGTAATTCAACTTTTGTGCCGTTAATATCGCCATTGCTTTTATTTTGATGACTTAATCCAGGTACAGTAATCGTCACTCGAGCAATATCAGCTTCTGGAGCAGTAATAGAGCGGATGATTGGCTTATTCTTTTTAACCTCAGTGTTAATATCTGTTGTTACTTCTGTCGTTTCACAAATCTCGGAAGGTGGTTGTTTTACAGTACCTGTGCGATATTCGATCGCAACATTTTTAAAGTTAAAATTCCCATTCTCATCTTGAAGCGGAATATCACCAAAATAAACCGACTTTAGCCCGTCAACAGGTCCACTAATCTCGCCACAAGAAATAACATCAATAAATTTAGCGTAAGAAAGTGAACGGAGCGAGTCTCTAGCTTCTACAGGTGTTCGTCCTCCGCCACCACCTTTACCGCCTTTACCACCCGTTATTTGCATATTAATTTATCCTCGACTAATGATTTTTTTGAAGCCTAATTTTCCGCCAGTCTGTTCTGATTGGCGATTCCCAATTGGGATATCTTTATCAGTCAATCCAGCCGATACAACAGCAGAGCCAACAATCAACTCACCATAAAGCAGTGGGATTGGCTGACCTTGTTGTGTTGTATTCACGGCACCATTGAACAAGTAAGATGGCTGATTTTCAGGACGTTCTTGTGGACCGTTCATTTTAGGGATGGGAGCAAGTAGTTGTGATATTCCACCAAGTGCTAAAGAAGCTCCAATCATAAATGGCACAATAGCAACATTAGCTAGCATGCTCGTTCCGCCAAATGTCGATAGACCAAGAAAAGCAGGGTTCCAAATTGATAAACCAATCAGTGCGGCACCTGCGATCAGACCGAATAATCCACCACGTTTCGATCCTCTAAAAACAGGGATAAGATGAAATTCTGTCTTAGCTCCGTACTGCATTTGAAACTCTTCTGGCCTGCCCTCAATTTCTTCTTTTTGTGCTAAAAATCGATACATAATGCCGTGTTTTTCTGAGTTTAATAAGAATGCCTTAAAACCCTTTTTTAACGCACACAGCGCACGGATTGCCTCAGCTGGTGTTTTCACTGCTAATTTGTGAACCTTGCCAAAGCGTTTACCTAGCTCACCCTTGAGCCGTATTTTTCTTATGTCGCATGATGTGCGTTGTTCTGTCGCGATAGAATTGTCCATAAACATCCTTACTTGATAAACGGCCGTATAAATGATGACCGATTAAACCATCACCGAGATAAACACCCGCATGATTCGGCACGGTTGCATTAATCTGCATTACAATCATGTCACCGACATGTAAATCGTCGACTTGATAGAACCCCGCATTTTCGAAGTTATCGACGTAGAGATTTTCGCCCTCGTTCCACCAGCCGTCCACTCTGTTGTAGTTCGGTAGTTCAATGCCCAATTCTTGTTGATACCAATCGCGCACAAAACCGTAGCAATCCGTCATGCCGTGAATGAATTTCCGTCCGTACAAATCAGGAATTGCTGTAACTGCCGGCATAAAGTGCATTGAAACTTCGTCACCCTCTAAACCGATAATGCACCATTCCAAACCGCTGACCTTGTGCGCGTCTTGGTCGGCAATGCTCGGCAAACAGCTTTCGTCGGGGTGCGAGTGAACCACCGTTCGAATTTCACCGATTTTCTCCGCTCGCGCGTAATCTTCAACGCTAATTAAAAACTCTTCTTTGGTATCTTGCGCAAGATTAGTACAAGCGACGTACTGCAATTTCCCTTTTTTAAGCACAAAAAAACCGCAACTCTCGTGCGGGTAACTTTGTTTTGCGTGCGCTATTGCATCGTCAATATGTTTCATATTAAATCCTCATGTACGCGGCACTTGGAAATCCGCCAAACGGTAGTTCTGCGTTTTCGCCAAAATGTGCCTTGCAGTCTACTAACGTTTTTGAGCAAGTCGGCTTATCGCCTGTATATCCACAAAACTGACCTTTGTATTTGTGCGTACAGTAATGCGCCACGATCTGTCTGCGCGGTAACTTCACACCTTCAAGATCGGTAGCCGGCAACAACTCAAAGCTGACTGTGAGATGATTTTCTGCGGTCTTTTGCGAAATATAGAAAACATCGTCTGGCAAATGCGCGTGTGGATCCGCGGTCAAATTGCCATTTTCAAAATTCACTGCATCAAGATAGATAATCTTTGTCCGCTTACGTGTGAGCTTTGCCCCTTCAATGCCTTTTAATTTCGCTAAAACTAGCGTAATCGCACCGCCAAGGTTGGAGAATGTAATACTTGGTCTGACTGGATTTAATCCATCAACTGCAAATCCATCAACTTTCACTGGATAAGGCGTATATTCTTGCCCTTGCCACACAATTGCTTGTCCTAACGGGCTTAATCCATCGTGGAAACGATAGACAATATCGCCAAACTTAGTGAGATCTAACTCAAACAATTCGATCCAACCGTGCGCGGCGTATTGCTGAAGTTGTCCGTAAATGCTCATATTTGCTCCAATAAAAATCCCTTGATGATTCAAGGGATTTTACTTAGTTATAAATTGATGTGTCTAATTGCTTAAACCCTCCAGACTTAAATTTGTTTAAGTCTTGAATTATGAGTTTTACGTTCTTCACATCAAAAGTAATGCTGTCAATATTACAAGGCATACTCTCTGGATTTGTGAAACATACATTTAATAAGTTTGAATGTTTATTGCCAGAATGGAATGTGTAAATAGAATATCCATTTACTGTTTTAACTCTGCCAATTTCTTTACTAAACTGATCTCCACGCTCTTTTGCCTTTTGATCCCAAGACAAGAATTTATTCAGCATAATAAGATGATCATCAACAGCATAGCTAGGAATTGTTATATTGACTTTTTCTCTTTGACCAAATTGATTTGTTTTATATGTTTCTGTGGTATAAGTGACAGCTTGATAACCCTCATCAAAATCCAATAGCAACGCGGAAGTTAACCCTGGTAAATAATCTGAAGCAACCGAATTATAAATTAAACCTTCGACATTAGAGTTTATCTTGGTTAAATTATTAGCAGTTGAGCAACCAATAAGCAAAGCACTTAAAACACCTAATGTATAAATTTTTTTCATTTCTTATTCTCCATTTTAAAAATGAAAAGATTATACATATTTTTATATTATTTTATGTGATCAAACTCACATTAATTAAAAACTTGTCTAAATGTGAGTTCAAAATCAATATATACGCCATTATCCGTTGTGGAATATTTATCACAAACAACGAGGATATTTACGCTGTTACCCGGTGGGGTCCAGTAAAACGCATATAGCGATAGATGTTTTGCTAAAAACACTTTTAACTCGTTAATATCGTTTTCTTGAACCCGTTTATTTAATCTGACAATAACATTGGATGTTTGAATAAGATCATTTAGTCCTTTTGATGATCGCTGTTCGTAACCATCACCAAACTTCACAACATCCACATTTCTTGTCATTTCAGATGTCATACCCCATTGTGATTTCCATTTGAATGTTTCAATTGTCATCATCTACCACCTAACATTCCACCAGAACGACTTTCATTTTTAAGCACTTCATACACAACCGCTTTTGTTTGTTTTGCTATCGACTTGGCGAGATCCAAATTATCCGAATTGCTAGAATCAAAGTTATTCGTTTGATTAATCACAACCGTTTTATTAGACCCACCACCGAGTGCTTTATTCAGATTTTCATTACTTGTAATCTGACCGCTTGCCCCCGGCACGAAAATTTCAGGACCTTTTTCACCAACAAGATATGCACGTCCACCACCTACTGGACCACCCATTGCGCGTGCACCAGATAGGGTAATGCTTGTTAGCTGATTTAAAACATTTGCCCCTGCAGTTGCAACCGCTGCCATGTTGGCAAATTTTTGCGCTGGTGTAAGAGCTGTTGGATCGTTCATTGCTTTCATTACTGCAGCATGTAAATTTAGTAATGATTGCGCAATTTGAAAGCTTTTTGAAAGTGCAAACATCGTTCTGTATGCAGAAGAATTTCTGCCTGCAGTTGCTTCCATTAAACCAGCTAATCCGTCAAACAATGAAGCCGCCGCGCTTAATTGTGCTTGTGCAGACTCACGATCTAAATCCTCTTTGCGCTGTCTGTACGCATCTTCAATTGTCGCTTTTGCCTTTTCAAATTCTTCAACACTTAACAACTGTTGCTTGTGCATTTCTTCTGCTTTCGCAAGTTGTTCATCACGAATAATGTCATTTTGAACATACTGATCATTCCCACTTCCGCGAATTTCGTTAAAAAACGACCGCACTTTATCAGAACGTTCTTGTTCTTCACGTCTGATTTTCTCTTTTTGATCAGTCATCGCTTTATCAAAAGCTTGATTCTCTAATGCAAGATAGTGCTTACGTAACTCAAGTGCAGATGAAAAACCTTTCGCGCGCGCGTCTTTTTCAGAGATAGACATTTGCTGAATTTTTTTAATCTGTAACTGATGATTTAATTCAATCTTTTGTGTTTCAGTTGCATAGCGAAGATCTAATGCAGAAAGCTGATCTTGATATGATGATTTTGCAGTAGCGACTTTTTTACTTTCTAACTTATCCAGTTCTGCTTTTTCTGCATTATACTGCTTAGTCACTTTCTCAATATGAGCCTTGCGCAATGCCTCAATGTTTTGAAAGCCTTGTTCCTCAATTTGCTCCTTGCTCAGCGTGAGCGACTCAATCATTTTTATATCTTTATTATATTGAGCATCGAGTTTTTCTCTACGAGTTGCCAAGCGTTTATTTAACTCATTAATAGATGCAGCACTCGCTTGTTGTCTTTCTTTAAGTTCATTATCAGCTTGGATTTTAAGTGCTTCATTTTGTTGAGCTAGTGCTTTCTTCTCTTGTTCTTCTAGTTTAGCTCTAGCTTCCGCCAATATTCCTCTTTGTCTAGCTAATCCATTTTCTAATCGCTGAATTTCCGCATCATTTGATGAGGTAGACCAATACTGAGTGCTTGAAGCTAATAAAGCTTGTTGTTTTTTTAACTTTAATAACTCTTCATTTTTTTTAATAGATTGTTCGAGCTCATTAACATAAGCTTCCATATCAGATGGGCCAGCAATTTTTTCCCTTAACCAGATAAATGCTTTTGCTAAACCATTTACAGATTTTTTAAAAATATCTGTAATGCCAGTCGCTTTCGCAAATTCTTCTTTTAGTTCTTGAGTAACTTGACCGAGAGTATCAAGTGCGCCAGTTACTGTGTCGTTAGCTGCTGCTTGACCGGCACCACCAACGCGTTTTTGTAATTCGTGTAGAATTAATTCTTGGGCTTTGGCTTTTTCGCCAGATTCAACGAATTTTTTAATTAATTCTTGCTGTGATTCTGAAAGTTCGATCCCTTTTCTTTTCAGAATTGATACCGCTTCGGTTGGTGTTTCTAACGCACGTCCAAGGTTTCTAGCTTCGCTCGCAACATCTGTTTTAAACACTTCCGCCAAATCTTGCGCAAGACTGATCGTCTGTTTAAAAATATCACCGGTTACACTTTTAAACGTCATCAAAACGGACATTGCATTGCGAATACCGTCTGTGCTTGCAAGCGTGTTCATCGCGACAGATCGAGCAAACTTATCTAACTCGCTCGCAGTAAAACCGACAGCCGCGCCAGTCGCTTTTAGTTGCGCTTCGGTGCGCGCCATATAGCGTTCTGTTTCCGCATAAATGCTAATTCCTTGCATTGCGGCAGCAGAAACCGCGGCAAATGCAGTAGCAACAACTCCAGCAGTGACAGCTAAACCACGTAACGCGACTTTCGTTAAATCAATACCGCTTTTTGTTCTCGACAATCCACCAAGAGAATTTCTCGCTTTGTTGATTTCTTCAGTGAATTTCGCTGTTTCAGCAGTCAACTTGATTTTTAAATTGCTAATCTGATTCAATTCTCAATACTCCTGCAGTTGCGCCGCTTGCGTCTTCAATTTGTGCATCTGTCATTTCGCTATTTCTAACAACATGATTTAACACAGAAAAGTCTTGTGCACTTGAAATAGCTTTACCCGCAGCAACGTTATAAGCTGAACTCAAGATCGACGACTGCGCATAGTCGATCATCTCTAACATAAATGGTCTTTTTCCGAAGTATTTACACCAAAAAAAATACTCCGAAACAGACATATCTCGGAGCATTCTTTTAAAGTCTGGTCGTCTAAACTCATGCGCTAACTTCAGAATAAAGTTGAGTTCAGCTTCTAAACGTTTTTTTGTTCACCACTTTCCACTTCGTCATCTTCCGATTTTTCGACTTTCGGAAATTCACAAACATCTTGTACTTTATCAAGTAACGTTAGAATGTCTGTGTGTGTGAAGTTATTCAGTAGATGATCTTGGATTTCATCAACTGTCTTTTCTTTTTCTGCGTAAGACATAGAAATCGCAATCAAGCGAGTATTAACCAACAGATTTAACTTGTTCGCTTGATTTAGCTTGCGATGCAATTCTTTTTCTGTGTCCGATTCTGCAACGTTTTCTGGCTTATCTAACTCGTTCATGTATTCAACATAATTGAGATAGTCTAGCGCAGAGATTGCGGACAACTGAATTGCTGCACCGTTTAGTGTGAACTCAACTTTCTTCAACATGATTATTCATCCCCAGCGTTGTTGTTTTCTGCTAATGACGGTTTTCCGACATTTGTTAACTTGATCGTGCGTGTCATTGTTTCGTTTTGCGGCACCGTCTTACCAAGTGAAGATACCCATGCATAATAGACATCGCGTGTACCGTTAGGATATTTCACCATGTAGTAAGTTTTCTTGCCTGAATCGAAGTCGCCAACAATCGCTTGTTGTGCAGTATCGCCCGGCAACCACGCAAGCGTGATTGATGTTTCACCGGCAGACTTCGCACCTTGTGATGTGCCTTTCCATTCTGCGTTGGCGTCGTCTAAGTAGTTATCTTCATAACTTTCCGCTGTGATTTCGCCCGGTTGCAACTCTTTGATTTTCGCAATGCGATCCCAGTTAGCGTCTTTTTTAACTTCGTTAACTTGCAACACACCGCCCGCAACCACAGTTGCTTCTTTTTCGCTTTTCAAACGATAGAATAGTGTGCCAGCACCTTTCATTGGTGTGATTTTTTTATTTGTACTCATTCTTGATCTCCGAATGTGTAAGTGATAGTGAATTGAATATCAGCCGCGATCCACGTTCCGCTTTCTTCATCTTGATCGTAGTCAAAAGACGAGAAAACCACGCTTTCAGTTAGACTAGATAATGAAGATTCAACAATATTTGAATCGAGAATTTCTTGTGCTAACTTATCAAGACTGTCTTCACGCGCAGCGGATTTCATCATCAAATAGATGTGTAAAATCCCACTGTTTGTTTCATCAAGATAACCCGTTGGTGTTACGTTACTGATAAATACCGCCACCACCGGTGAGTTGTTTTCAATGTCAACAAACGACGGTTTACCATTGATCACTTCTTTCACTCTCTTGAAACGCTTTGAGATGTCAGCAACAAGTTTCTTTCTGATCTCTGTATGAATTTTCATTTATTCTTCACCACAAGTTTAATTTGATGTTCCAGTGCCGCTTTCATCTCTTTCGGCATTTCTGATTCGAGTGCTTTTTTTACTTCACTCTCGAAAGCTTCAGTGAGCGGCTTAACTAAAGGAATTTTGACAACATCGATCGGATAGCGCGCTTTTCCTTTACGTTGCAAAACATGAACGCGACCATTCGCTAATTTCTGAATAAAAGCGCGCTCATAAAAGCGTTTACCGACTTTTAATTGTCCGCGTCGCTTACCGCGTGTTAAAAACGGACTGCCTTTCCCCGCCACAATTCGAATAGCGGGGAGGTTGCCACGGTTAACTTTAATGTACGCAGACAAACGAGATGGCTTGGCTTTTTCAAGCTTTGCCCGTCCTTTAATTAACTTTTTCGGCACATCTGCTTCTTTCGCAGCAGTAGCAATACTGCGCACCAGCACTTTTGAGCCGACTTTGTTAATAGCCCTTGATGTCGCTTTCGGCACTGCTTTTTTATTCAGATTTTCAAGCTTTTTTTGCGCTTGTTTAATATCATCTTCAAAAGCCATTAGTATTTCGCATTCTCTTCTAATTGAAGAATAATCAAGCCGTCATTGATCGTGAAACTTGTAACAAGATATTCCACATCACCAATTTGTACGACATCATTCTTTCTAGGCTCATACCCTTGTTTTTTATACAAAGTGAGCGTGCGAACAACACCATTCATCGGTTCGAATTCTTTTGGCGTTTCGTCATAAACAGCTTGATATTCTTCATTGTTAATTAGATACGTTGACATCATCGTTTTTTCAATCGCTTGATCCGCTGATGCCAACGCTTGATCGAATGGACTAGACATTGAGTTTTACATCAACTTCAGTAGATGATGTACCCGAATCGCTCCATGCTTTACCTAGCACTTTATGCGAACCTTTAGTTGTAGTCGCTTCGCCGGCACTTTCATCCCAGTACAGCACCGCACCTTTTTCGATGTTGTCGGCTTGTTTCGCTTTCACTGTGAAAACGCCAGTAACACGTAAAACGCCCTGTGCTTTGTTTTCAACATCAGTGATTGCCACACCGACGATTTCGCCCACAACTACTACATCACCACTTTTCACCGCTTTTTTAGCTGTAAAACGTAGCGTATCGCCATCTTGAATGTAATTTTTAGCCATGATTTTTAGATCCTATTTTTGATAAAAAAGAAACCGCACTTTTTTAGAGTGCGGCTTGAAATTACGCTTGATTAGCCTTGGTTGGTTACTTTCACGATACCGCGTGGATCAATGACATCTACACCCGCGTCAATGCGAACTTTACTTACTACGCCATCAACAGTGAAACCGTCTTGCTGTTCAAGATACGGTTGATCTGCACCGTCTAAGTAGTTCACTTCAATTGCTTGAGAATTGATTAAATACCAAGACACAGCATCGGCAACTTGTAAATGTTGCGATTTAATCACTTCTGCGAAGTTGTTAATTGGATTGATAATTCCAGAGTTAGTGTCTGCACCTTCTACACTTGTTGAGCCAACAACTTGTTTTGCTTTTGTTGCGAGAGATGTTGGCGCAAGTAAGAATTCAGGCTCAATCAACAACGGCTCTTTATCGCCATCCAAGTGACCATTCATTAATTGAATAGCTTTATCGATAGTCGTCACATCCATTTTAGTGCCGGAACCAGTCAACAAGTTTTTACGTTCTGCACTAAACAACACTTTTCCGTCTTGCCATTTGCCGTTTGATGTAATCAAGTTGTACACAAGTTTAGCAACCGTCGCGCGAGCAGCTTTACCCATTAAGAATGGGATTCGCGTTAACATGCTCATATCATCGTTGATGATTGCTTGGCGAGTGATAGAGAACAGCTTACCGTATGTTGCAATAGCAACAGCAACTTGTTTATCACCAATTGTGCCGTATGTGTATTCTTCACCTTCACCCACAACTGGAAGTGGTCCGAATTCAGTTAAGCCAACACGGTTATGTTTGCGGAAGTCTGATACAGATCCTTTCGTTGTGAACTTATCGAAGTTATCCGTTGCAACCGCCCAACCCTCTAACACTGATTTATGTGCCACATCTAACAAGATAGAACCGAAGTCACTAGAAGAATGAGTAAATGCCAACCCAACAATGCTCATCGCATTCATACCGCTGATACTCACGCCACGATCTGCGATTGACGCACGTGCTAATTCGCGTAATGTCATGCCGTTGTATGCGTTGTCTTTCTCAATTTCTGCTTTACCAGCACGCGCTAACAATGAGTTTTTAACGCTATCGCCAACGATGTTACCGTTATCAACATAACCGCCATTGGCACTTGGTGTTGTATTCGCACCGAGTTTCGCAAGTAATTTATCTTTTGCTTGTTCTGCAGTGATATTCACATCTGATAAGCATTCGATAAGTAAGTCTTGTTGATCAGAAAACGGTGCAAATACTGATTTAATATCTGCAATGCGTTTTTCGGCTTGTGCTTTAATTTCAGCAGAATTATCAACAACCTTTTCTGGTTGAGTATTCACTTCTGCTTTTTGTGTTTGTGTTGCTGCCTGAGCTTTTGGCGAGAACAACATTTCTTTTACTGCTTTTGGCATATTTGAGAACTCCTCTAAACGTTTTGAATTAAGTGTTGCCATCGCCTTGACAGGCTCGACAAATTGATCTGCGAAACCGTGTTCAACGCATTCTTTACCATTGAGCCATGTTTCTTCTGCTAGCATTTCTGCTAATTCTTCCGCACTTTTACCTGTTTTCTTGGTATAAGCGGAAATAAGTGTTTCCTCGATTTTATCGAGTAAATCTGCGTACTTGCGCATATCTTCGGCATCACCACCCTGAATTCCCCAAGGCTTGTGAATCATCATCATGGCGTTTTCTGGCATAATGACAACATCACCCACCATTGCGATAACACTTGCCATTGAAGCGGCTAATCCGTCGATATACACAATTTTCTTTGCTGTGTGATTATTCAGTAAATTGAAGATCGCCATGCCGTCAAATACTGAACCGCCCGGAGAGTGAATGTGAAGATTAATTTTTTTCACATTCCCAAGATCTTTCAATTGTTTTGCGAACGCTTTCGCACTAATTCCCCAGCAACCGATCTCGTCATAAATTGAAATTTCGGCTGTGTCATTTGCACCCGCTTTGATTGAAAACCAGCTCTGCGTATCGTTATTCATCTGAACGCTTGCCGCCGCCATCGCCACTGTCAGTGTCATCGCTGTTTTTTTCTTCATGTTTATTTCCTTGTGATTGTGTATTAGTTAAATCTGTGTCGAATTTCAAACCTTTCTCGCGGTTTTCTTGAACTTCCACCACACGTCTGCGTTTCACTTCTGCCGGATTATGTCCGCTCGCTCTTACTGCTTGGCTTTCTGTTGCTAGACCGCCACGAATGCGCGTAGCCCACGCTTGCGCTTCTTTCATTGGATCAATCCAAGGCATAACCGGACCTGAATAAACCGCGTTAAATAGCATTGATTGATCTACTTCTAATGGCACTTTGATTTCACCGCATAAGATCGCCATTTTTAACCATTCGCGATAAATCGGTCGTGAAATATGCGCGACAAAATGATCTTGTAAAACGGCATAGCCTTCAAAGCTTTCCACCAGCTCTTGGCGTTGACTTGAGTATGTGCCGTTATAATCTCGCGCAATACTTGAATAACTTGAGCGTGTACCCGCTGCCGTTGCTCTCAACTGACCATTGCGGAAGTTTTCAAGATTGACATTTGGACGATTAGAATTAATCAATCCGATATCTTCGCCCGGTTTTAAATCATCAATGATCGCACCGGGGGCAATTTCAAAATCGCGTTGCTCAGAATCACTATTTCTATTATCAAATTCTTCAGAACCGTAAACTTGCGCATCACCTTTTTTAATATACATCGTGAAAGCGGCGGCAATTCTTGCTGCAACACGTTCTGATTCTTCATAGTTTTTTAAATCAGCAAGTCGAATCATTACGCCGTGCAACATTGAAATACCACGCAACTGATGAAGTCGCTTACGAAATGCAAGATGCAACATATTTTCAGCTTGAACAGTTTTCACTTTGCCGTATGTTTTGACCGATTCTTGAGGATTATCAAGGAAGACTTGATAAGCAATAGGCTTTCTCCAAGCGTTAAGATGTACACCTTGCACCAGTCTGCTAGATTGATCACTATTCATAGGAATGAAATCAGGTTCTAATGCTTCAAGTGCAAACTGTGTTTTCGTGTTGTATTCCAATCCGTAGACTTTACCGCGCACTAACTGTAAAAACACTTCACCATCACGTAACCACGTCCGCAACAACATCCGCTCTAGCATTGGTCGCGTGTACATTCCCGTCACATCAGGCGATACGGACCATTCAGCCCACTTTGTTCGAATCTGTTCCGCTAATTCTTCGTTTACTTCACCATCTAAATTAAGCGGTTGCGGTTCAATATGAATGCCTTTTGAACCAATTACACGTTCTTCCAGCTTATCTAAAATCCCGATAACAATATCGTGATCTTGATCTAATGCTCTGGCTTGTTCGCGTAAACTGACAGCGCTTTGTTTAACGCTAGTATTTGCTGCGCTTTTCTCACGTTTTGCTTTATGCGTTCGGTTCGGCATAGCAGCTTCATAAGCATTAAACACCAAGCGAGATCGTGCACGTTGAGCCGCCCAACCGGGTGAAATCTCTGCAATGATTTTTTCAATTAATTTCATACAAATCTCGCAAATTTAATTCGGTGTTTTTTAGATCGTTGTCCTGTTTCTGCTAGTAGCTGTTCAAGCATTGCTTGATAACGATCTCTTTGTTTCGATAATTCACTAATCTGAAAACTGACCGATCTTCCGTTAAAACTCACTTGGCTTTGCGCGTTTTCGATCTTTTCATCAAGTGCTTTTATCTTTTGTTTTAGTTCTTCTGCTGTGTAGATCACAACCACCCCCCAGATTTTCCACCACCAAGAAAACTACTTTTTTTCTTTGCTCGTGGTTTTGATTGCTTCGGTAAAACTTCTTCTACAATGTTGCTTTGCGCATTTCGTGAAACAGGATCATTGCGAATCACTTCGGAATTAATTTCAGGTAATCTCGCCCAAGTCGGCACGTCTTTTTCATCGCCCCATTTGATCCGCTCATAACCTCGCAAAATAGCAATGGCGTGGGCGTAGCAAAACAAGTCAAAGGCTTCGTTATTGCCTTTACCCGGTTTTCGCCACTTGCCGTCAGGTCCTCTTTCTTCATACGTCAATTCATTAAAAAACCACTCACCAATCCATTCTGGAAAGTGAATATAATTAGCCCCCGCAGTTTCACGTGCGAGGGCGTTATTAATTCGATCTTTTAACAAGTCAGTTTGAAGTAAATAAAGTGGCACATCTCCACGTGCGGACGCGCGACGATCTGAGCGCGTAGTATTATCCGGATAGCTTTTTGTAATTAATTTCTGGCGTTTCGTTGAATCACCTTTAACAAGATAAACCTGTTTAGATTTGCCGTTACGTCTGCAACGTCGCCAGAATTTATACGCGTTATCCGTTACACCTTCTTCACCACCACTATCCACCGCCATTGCTAAGATCGGCATTAGGTGATTCTTGTTATAAGAAAGCGGGTATTTCTTTTCGAGCACATCAGAAATAAGAATGTCCCAGTCTTCAGGAATCCGCGGATCAATCTCTTTCGTTTCACCGTGTTCATCAGGTCGAGTAAAAGAGATGTTGTAACGATCAATTAGCCAACGTTCACCACTTTCACCATAGCCCACGATCTGAACAACAAAGCGACGTTTTTTGCCGCCTTGTACGTCCACTGCAGCAATTAAAAACCGGCAATTTGCCGGCACTGTTTTTTCTTCGACTTCTTCGCGACGTTCCATTAATTCATCAGATCGTCGTTGCTCAAGTGCTGAACGAGGGAGATAAGGCAAACCCCAGTCAGTGTTAATGACGGCTTTTAATGTTTCCTCACTTCCCGTGCGCTCGAACTCTTGCTCTGCGTTAAGAAGTTTATACGTTAACTGCGCCCAAGTTTGGTATGCAGCCGCTGGACCTTCAAGCCAAAAAGATGCAATTCTCGAGTTTCTACCTGCACCCTTGATTTGTCCTTTTTTATCTATTGTTTGACCTTCTTTTAGCCAAACACCTTTAATATTTAATTCACGTTTTAGCGATGGTTCGATTAAGTTCTGGCAATGCGGACACTGCAACCTCGCGTTTTCACTTGCTTTGACAAAATCGGGATCATCGCGATAGCCAACCATGTTGGACATGCTCGGTTCGAAATATTCTTTGCAATGTGGACATGGCCAGTAAAATCGACGTCTATCACCTCGATTGTACAAACTCAAAATACCAGTTGTTGGAGGTGCTTCATGTGTAGAACCTACACGATGTTTTACATCTTTAATGTCTTTACCCGGTGAACTTTCGACAAGTGTCATGCCCGATGACATAAAAGTCGTTGTACGTTTTGACGCAAGTGAAAAGCCGTCACCTTCACCGTCCACATCTTCTGGCCAGCGATCGTAATCTGTCAGTGCAACGTATTTGTAATCCGAAGAAGAAAGCACGTTGATAGACGGCCAACCAATTTTTAACAGATTTCCAGCGCGGAAATATTTATCGTATACGTTGTTGTCATTCTTTCGCGGACTTAACCGCTTAGCAATTTCAGGCGAGCAACGGAAAGTGCGGTCTAGTCTTTTTCGACTATGTTCACTCGCTTTATCTTGCGTTAATTGAACAAGTAAGAAGTCGGACGGATCGCAAACAATTGAATAAGCGATCCAACCGTCAATTAATCCGATAGTTTTCCCTGTTCGTGCTGGCCCGACAAAAATGACAGCGTCATACTCTCGAGAATTAAGACAGTCCATCGGCTCAAGCATATATGCCGCAGTGTTCTTGTCCCATTTAACAGAGTTCCCACCGCCAACCGGCACACGCATATATGTAGCAACGGCTTCTGATATTTTCATTCGACGCGGTGCTTTTACTGAGTTCGCAATGTCACGTCTAATATCTCTTGCTGATGCATACATTTGTTATCCTTGATCGTTGCTTTCGTTTTGCTGAATCCGCAGTGCCATTTGATCTCGAACATCATCGATGATCTGTTGTACTAGCACGAGTGCTTTTGGTGTAAGACCTGCATCACGTTCTAAAATATCTGGCAATGTTTCTAATGTTTGAACAGTTGCTTTTGCGAATGCACTCATTTCTTGTGCAACTTCAAAAGCTGGAATTAATTGACCAGTCTCTCGCTCATACTTAAGCCTTTCATTTTCAGCTTGCCAAAATGCTTTGCGATCAACTGGTACTAGTGAATCGACATCTATCGACATCTTTTCTGATAATCCAGATCGAATAAGATCCGAAAGTAAATAGAGTTTTAATTTTGAATTGCTGCCGCTTGCTGGCGTTAGCCCAGCGAGCCGTTGAGATACCGTCTGGCGGTGCATTCCGACCAGTTCAGCTATCTGATTTATGTTTAATTTTATGTCGAATAAATTATCCATAATCTAAAAAACCCACTGATTAAAAGTCTGAAAAACTGATTAAAAATGCAACAAAAACCCGGATGATGATGATGACTGAAAATTCGAAAAACTGCCGAAAACCGCGAGCGCCCAACCCCGCGGAAAGCCCACTCCCGTCAGGAGTACCTTTCGATAATTATTTTTATCAAACAATGATTAGAAAAATTGAAAATAATTAGATTTTTTTCTAAAAAAATATTGACAATATAAGATATATATCTTATTATCTAATCATCGAAAGATACTTGTTCTTTAAAAAGGAGATTAAATGAATCAGATTAACTGGACTAAGAAAGCAATTAAGCAACTGCTTTCAATAGACCAAAGATATGTAAAGCCAATTAGAGAAAAAGTGAACGCGTTAAACACCTTTCCCGATGTCAAGTTAGATTTAAAAAAGATGTCAGGTAAAGATAACCAGTACAGATTAAGGGTAGGTGATTACAGAGTTTTGTTTGAAGTAATCGACGGTGAACCTAGAATAATCAATATACAAACAGTTAAACGCAGAACATCAACAACCTATTAATAAAGTGGGGAGAAATCCCCACTAAAGGAGATCTCATGAAACTACAATATATAAACGATACAAATGGCAAACCACAATTTGTAGTCTTGCCAATCGAAGAGTTTAAACGCTTGACTGCACTTGATGATGATTTAATTTTTCAAGATGTACCCTATCAATCAGATCATACAGATAATGAAACAGTGCCAAACGAAGTTATTAATATTATGTTTGATCAAGACTTAAGTTTATTAGCTGCGTGGCGCGTATATCGTGGATTATCACAATATGATGTAGCAGTTAAAACTGGGTTAACTCAATCATCAATTTCTCAAGCAGAGAAAAAAGGATCTAAACCACAACAAAAAACTTGTGAACGTTTAGCAGCAATTTATAACTGTAAACCAGNAACTTGTGAACGTTTAGCCGCAATTTATAACTGTAAACCAGAACAGCTTATTCTATAAAAGAAAAGGGGAAGCACCCCCTTTTCACTTATTTAAATCTTCTTTCTGCCACTCTCGAATCTTGTCAATACGATTTAAGCAAACATCTCTTTCACGTTTGAGTATCACTGCGTACTTTGAAACGTCACCGTAAGTATTGCCGTTAAACCCTGTTTTATCTAAGTGCGCAAGAAGTGCTGCTGGAATTTGTGGGTATACTTGAACTACTGGCTTACTTGCGCAAGAACTCAACAATAGAACGAGGAGCACTGGCATTGTAAGCGTCAGCACTCTTTTCATCATGTGAAATAGAATTAATTGCTTCATCTGATTTACTCCGTGATTCACTTTCTAATCTGCTAATCTCAAGCGTTAGCTGTCTGTTGATTTCTTCTTGCTGTTTAAGTGATTTTATACTTTCACTTTGCTGTGAAATGATTTGGGCTTGAGTAGTGTTTTTGGCTTTTAAGTTAGAAATAGATTGGAACTGGAACCACAACGCGACACACAAGCCCAAAATTACGACGATCAAGATTTGTGTAAGTCGGCTAAACATAGCTCACGTTCCTTTTGTCTGCGGATTTCAAGTCCACGTAATACTTTACCGTTAGCGTATTTCCAGCGTGGAAATTGATCGCACATTGCTTGAATATCACCATTTTTGGCTTGCTTAAACAACGTAGAATATTTAAGCTTAGAACATCCGACATTAAATGTGATTGATACCGTTGCCTCAAATGCACCTTGCGGCAAATTCTTCCCGTTTGCCCAGTTATTAACGCATTTTTCAGCCACTTTGATGTCATTTACCCAACGTTTAGCTATTTCTTCATCTGAATATCTTTTACGCTCGATCGGCAATCCGCTTAATTCCGTTGAACCAATACCAACTGTTAGAACGTCAGCAGGACATCTATAAGGTTCACGTGCGCAACCTTCGGCATTACCGATGATTTCTAATCCACGCTCACCGGTGCGAATCTCAGTTGAGTGATCGGACATGACAACAGCGATAATCATTGCAACAGAACAAGCCGTTATCTTCTTAGCGTGTTTCATTCTATATCAAGCCCTTTTCTCAATCGTTCTACATGGAGCCGGTGAAGTTCTTCTTTTCGCTCTTCGTCACGAATTCTAATTTTTCTTTCTTCTTCTCTCGTTTTGAGTTTTCTTGCTTCTTCTCTAATTCGCACTCTTCGCTCATGAAATTTTGAGGATAAGTTAACGAGAGCGGTAACAATACCGATCGCAAGACTAACCATCATCAAGTTTTGTTGATCGCCTAGCCAAGCAAGTAAGCCACTAAATCCCGACCAGATATATGATTGCGTCCCAGCATCTTTCATTTTCATAATCTCCACCCCCTTGCTTTTGGGGCAATAAAAAAGCCCACAACATAGTGCGGGCTGTATAAATTAATAGGCTGTGTTTTTTAACATAAAAAATTGGATCTTTATACACATAAAGATCCTTGATTAAGATCTGATCCTTAAATATAATCCATACATCTTGTGTTAAATTGCTTTAATTAACACTAGATATAGTAAACCCCTAATAGGGCCAACTATTAGGGGTTGATGTGTAAAACCAAACAAGCATACTTTGCGAGAGTGCCCATTTGTCTTCAGATAGGCTTCGAAACCGTGTTCATTATTGCGGTTTTCAAGTCTATTTGCAAGATGATTTGTGTCCTTTTTATGCAAAAATGCTCTAATTATAAGGACTCAATATGAGAGAGAAAATCACTCTTTCCTGCCCTAAGTGCGGTAATACAACTTTCAAGACTAACAGTAAAATAAGCTCTTCCAATAAATTCAACGGAGCCGTTTGCAATAGATGCAACACCAAAATTGATAGAGATTATCCTGTGCAAATTGTCAAAAAAGAAGTTGAGAAGATGATCAGGGATGCTTTCAAAGGAAATAAGTTTTTCAAAATTAAATAAATCTTCTTCTATTTTATTAGTATCAATGGTTATTCTACATTTCATATAACCTCTCGATTACAATAGCCTATAGATTTAGGCTATTTTTTCAATAAACAGTCAGACAAACTAAATGTTAATCCAGATATTCTTGTGCGGGAAACGTCACGGAGAATTCACTGGGAATATCGCCCATTCTCTTATTACGACGGTAAAGAACGCAATTTGATATACATGGAGATTGCATCTCGGGAGTTTCATGAGTGCGACCTGCTTTACAACTATGTTCGTATTTTTCTAATGAAGCATCTTGTAATTCCATAATCATCACCATATAAAAAACCCCGTTCATTTCTGAACAGGGCTATTAAAATTCATTTGGTGAATCATACTTACACTACGACCACCATTAACTCATACGATATATGAAAACTACACCAGAGTCAATACTTTTTACACGTTAAAAGCAAACTTTTGCAATTTATCTGCATTTTTGTGATTTTTAAGAGCATAATCAAGAAACTTAGCAATTATCCATTCTGATGAATCTATGCTTTGATTGATTCTTTTATACCAAGCGTTAAATGAAATAGATTTATCTTTTGCGTGTTGAAATTTAGCTATTGAGTAGTTAGATAAATTAAATATATATTTAGCTTCGATATACTTATAGTCTTCTGGAGATGGCGTTTTGATACAATGTCCTATAACAGAACTGATCACCAATCCTAGTTCATCATCACACATCTTTCTGTCCTGCTTTGAATTTTTATTTCCATTAGCCTCCAGCATTAGTTTTGCAATAATATTCGTTTGACCGTCAAAATCTAAACCATTAAAAGCCCAAGCTCCCCAAGCATCTAAGTGGTTTTGAACCCATTCCTTTCTTGGTTTTTCTAATAATTTGTCTCCCACTTATAACCCCTTGCGCTTTTCCAACATTCTTGCTTTTTTATTGAAGATTTTTTTAATCCGTCTCAAGCCATCTTTTGAGTAATGTCTTGGTCTTTGGTCTGCTTCTATTTGCTCGACTTTCTCAATACCTAGACGTTCAATTAAGCCAATTCTGAATTGATTATAATTTCCTCCGTGATAGCGATTGCACTTTTTACATTGACCGTGAATATTCAATGTGTAAAACCGTAAGTGTGGCGCACTACCTCGACTGCGATAATGTCCAGCATCAAACCCACCGCCCAACTGTTCTGCTGTTAATGGTCTGCCACATGAAATACAACACTTATTTCTATCTCTTAGTCGGATGTACTTATTAACTGCACTTTGTGTTTCAGAGAGTAATGTTGTTGTAGTTTTCATTCTCTCTTTAGTTTCTTCAATGCGCTTTTTCTCTTCCTTTTTACGTTTTTTGGCTGCTTTTTCTTTCTCTTTTTCTAATCGCTGTCTTGCTAACTT